TACGGGCATAAAAACGAAGCGAGCAACGGTGTGAATGTCGGTTGGTCGTGAAAAGCGTTGATATTCAGTGCGTTTGTGGGTTAAAGAGGTGGACCGACGGGAAAAACGAAACGTGCAAAAACTTGAATTTGCTTTAATCGGGGTTTAATTTTGGGGGCAACCTGTTTAATGACCCTTTAATCGGGCTTTAACCGGGCTTTAATTGGCTTTAATATTGTGCGGCTGCATGGCTGGGTTTCGCCGGCTGTGTGGCCGCTTCTGCGTGTAGCCGGTAGAATGGTGCGAAAATGCACAGAGGGCGCGAAATTCAAGCGTTTACGGCGTTTCTGGGGCTTGTTGCAGTAGATTGGCAGGATAAGAGGACGGCAGGGGCAACGCGCCCGTGCGCGTAAGTGTGGACGTGGGGCATGCTCTGTTTACAGGTCGTTAAATACGTTGTTAAATTTCGGTGGCTGCCGCCTGCTCCGGAGTGCTGGAACCGGGTGCAGAGAGTGGCAAAAATTGTGTACGTTTCGTTTTTGAAATGGAGTTGGATATACAGTTGGACATACAGTTGGGTACACCGTGGCATATATGTAACTACCCCTTTAAGGTCAAAAAAAACGCGAAAATCGGCATTTTTGAGCCTTTAACACCCCCTTTAATCCCAAATTTGCCACGTTAAACAACCCGGTAAAAAATCGTTTAACTAACTGATAATCACTATTAAATTCGTTTATACGCCATAAAAGGCTATAAAAAACAGTGGAAACAGCCATTTAACGGGGTTTAATGGGTGTATATGGGGACACGTTGGGGAACACGCGATAACCACCTAACCAGCATTCGCAGTATGTTCGATGTTGGCACCGCCAGCAGTTTTTTCCAACCTACGTTCAAGCTGATTAATGCGTTCTTTGAGACGACCAATATCTTCCGCTTGTTGTCTAATTGTATCGTCTTTTGTCGAAAGCATTTCAATCAGTTTTATTTCCACTTCAGATGTGCGCCGAATATCCTGTGCACGGCGTTCTTCCTCACTCCGAAAGTCAAATGCTTCCCCCTTACCGGTAATGAGCCATTCGATATTTACTTCCGCAAGTGCGGAAACCTTTTCAATCACTTCAAACGAGGGGTTGCCCTGTCGTTTGCCGGTTATATTATCAACAACGGACGGAGTAACGCCAATTGCAGAAGCAAAGGCACTTTTATTGCCTCCATATAAAATCCTGATTATCTTGCCGAAGCGCTCGTTTATAGTCATGCCCTAAAAATTATTTTTCCTCAAATGCGTAATTTTATCGCTGAAAAATTTTTATTTTCCGCAGATGCGTATTAACTTTGCAGCGTGTTACTGAGGTTATAAGCGCCAAAGGTACAAAAAAAAGCGCAGGTAAGCAAGGAAAGCACAGAACTAAATCAGTTAGAAACCAACGTAAAAGGACAATGAAAGCAACAAAATTAACAATCGGATTCCGCGAGTGGTCGAAGCTGGCCGACTTCGTGGAAACAATTAACGAGGAGGACGAAATGGTGGCCTATCAGATAGACAACACCACGGCCCTGCTTGTAGCCGCCGGCGAATGTGGCCTTGCCTGGATAGAGGCACAGGCTGCACAGTGGTTTGAGGATTATTACACGACAATCGTAAAGTAAAAGGATATGAGAACAACAAGCAGCTACATTAAAGTGAGCGATGAGGCCAAAACGAAATTGGCGCGTCTGTTTCAAGTAGAAGAGAAAACGGTATATCTGGCACTGACATACCGCAGGAACTCTGACAAAGCCCGCAAAATTAGATATATCGCAGTGCGCGATTGTGGCGGGGTGCCTATGTGCCACTGCCCGGAGTGTGAAACGCTTCACGAGATAAAAGAGGGCGACCGCCAGCTCATGGTGCAGAACTTCAACAATGGCGTAAAGCTGGAGATTGATAAGAGCACGGGCGACGTAGTTATCTACGACCGCCGGGGCGACGTACTCCAGACCAAGAGAATAAAAGAGATTCCGGAACTTTCGGAACTGCAACTGTATGCTGAAAGCCTTTGAGTATGGAGACAATTAACGGAACAATCTGCATAAGCCACGCCGAACTAACCGGGCGCATAATCACGACCGCGAACCTTAACGCACTGGTGCGTAAAAATCAGGTCAAGCAAATGCGCAAGGGCGGCAATGGGCGGACTGCGCTGTATGCCGTTGAAAGTCTGCCGCTGAAATGGCGGACCGAGGTTTACAAGCGTTACCCTGATTTACAGGAGCAGGCCGACAGCCGGGAATTTATAGACACCGTGGAGCCGGACGGCAAGGCACTGAGTTTTTACCAGGACTATAAGCTGAGCGACGGGCGTAACCTACCCGATGACAAAGTGCTGGAGTACGCAAGCAACGCAGCCATAATGAACGCATTTCGCCGTCGTTGGGAAGCTCATGTGAGCAAGCGACAGCGCAGCGGCAAGCGCACGACACTGGCAAAAGAATTTTGGAGCCGGGCAGCGGCAGCATTACCCCGTCTGGCCGACCACTTCCCCCACTCACTGCCCGGCAGCCCGCGCCGCCTGCAAATGAAATTCGCGGAGTATGTCAGCAGCGGTTATGAGTGCTTTATTTCCGGAAAATTCCTGAACGGCAACGCCGGTAAGGTGCTGACTGATGAACAGACCGGTTATTTGGCGACCCTGATAAGCAATCCCAACAACGTTCAGGACACAGTTGTGGCTAAGTTCTACAACGCCAAAGCCCGGATGTTGGGGTGGAAAGAGATAACGGCGGCAGCCGTGGGTGTATGGCGTGAAAAACTGCAATTAGAGGCGGCAGCCGGGCGCTTAGGCGTTACGAGTTTCCGAGCCAATAAGACTATGCAGGTAAAGCGCAGCCGTCCGACCGCCCCGTTCCTGATGTGTTCACTTGACGGCTGGACTGTAGAGCTGCTGTACCAAAAGACGAGAACGGACAAAAAGGGGCACAACGTAACGACCTACACCAACCGCCTTACAATCGTGGTGGTGCTTGACCCTTGTGTTGATTATCCCATGGGCTACGCAGTGGGCGACCACGAGTGCCCGGAACTTATAAAAGCGGCATTAAGGAACGCCGCGATCCACAGCCGGGAGATAACCGGCGAAATGCTGAGATATAACCAGGTGCAGAGCGACCGCTACGCAATAAAGAGCATGACCGAGCTATATGCTGTGTTAGGCGACAAGGTAATACCGGCACAGGCCCACAATGCGAAAGCGAAGCCGGTAGAGCCATATTTTAACCACCTCAACACGACATATTGCCAGCTGTGCCCGAACTGGTCGGGCTTCGGTGTAACGACAAACCCGAAACGTCAGCCGAACAGTGAGGCACTGAACAAGCGCCGCCATAGCTTCCCTGATGAAGCCGGACTGCGGGCGCAGATAGATGAAATGATGAGGTTGGAGCGGCAGCAGAAAATCGGCAAGCTCATGGAAAAACTTGCGAACCTGAAACCGGAACACCGGCTGCCGATGAGCAGGGAAATGTACCTGTTGAATTTCGGTGCTGAAACCGGCTTTAAGAACGTGCTCGAGGGCTGCGGTCTGCGCCCGACCATTTTAGGCATGAAGCGTGATTATGACTGCTTCGACCTCACATTCAGAGATCACGCCTCAGAGCGTTGGACGGTGAAATATGACCCTGACGACCTGCACGAAGTTCTGGCAGTCAGTGAGGACGGCACCCGGCGCTATATGCTTGAGGAAAAATATGTGCAGCCCATGGCGCTTGCCGACCGCAAGCCGGGCGATGCAGAGCAGCTCCAGCGAGTGCACGACTATAACAAAGCACTGGAAGCGGAAACAGGGCGGAGACTTGCCGACCACTTCGAGGACGCCCGGCGCGTAATTGAACGTGCGGCCGAACTGCCGATACACGGGACCCCGGCGCTGGGTGCTTGCATAGAGGACAGGCTGTTGCTGACCGACAGCCGAGGACAGCACAAAGATAACCGCAGCCGCAAACGGCTTGCTGCCGCCGACATTGAAGCCTTAGAGGTGGAGACCGTGGAAATACCGGTAACACGCCAGGGCGATGAGGTGGAGAATGTAACAGTAAATGATTATTCAATTTTTTAAGACGTAAAAGGACATGACAACAGAACAGAAAAAACAGATCACCGAACAGCTCCGGGCCTATTGCGGGCAAAAAGGGAGTCAGAACAAAGCGGCCAACAGCCTTAACGGTGTGAGCAGCGCAACAATCAGCAAGGTGCTTGCGGGCAACTGGGACACCATAGCCGACGACATGTGGCGCAGCATAGCCGCGCAGACCGGGAGCCATGAGGCCAAAGGGTGGCAGGTAGTGAAGACCCGCGCATACGAGGTAATGACATTCACGCTGCGGAGCGTTCAGACGGACAGCCTGACCGCCGCCGTAATCGGGGGCGCCGGGAGCGGCAAGACCGAGGCAATAAAGAACTACACGGCGGCAGGGCGCAACGTGTATCACATGGTCTGCTCCGAGTATTGGAACCGGCGCACGTTCATGGCGAAACTGTTGCAGAATATGGGCGCGACCGTAGCCGGCACGACCGTAAGCGACATGATGGACAATATCGTAGACACATTGAAGCGCAAAGAGTCGCCGCTGATAGTGCTGGACGAAGCCGACAAGCTGAGCGACCAGGTGCTGTATTTTTTCATAAGCCTGTATAATCAGCTCGAGGACCAGTGCGGCATAATATTGACCGCGACCAGCAACCTGAAAGCGCGGATTGAAAAGGGGCTGCGCCTGAACCGCAAAGGCTATGCGGAAATATATAGCCGCATAGGGCGTAAGTTTGTAGAACTGCCCCTGCCAAACAGCGAGGACGTGGCCGCTGTATGCGTTGCCAACGGAGTGAGCGACACCAAGGCAATAAACAAAGTAATCGACGAAAGCGACGGCGACCTGCGACGCGTTAAACGCAGCGTGTGGGCGATGCTGAAAGGGGGTGCGGCATGAGCGAAAAAATAACAGTAACATTTTCGGACGGTAAACGCCGAGTGTTAAAAAGCCCCGACGAGATGGGAAACATAGACGCACGACGCACCGCCCTTTTTGTGTTCAATAATTTCCAGGTGTATAGAGGAACGACAGACGGGGAGGTTGACGAGGACGGCGATTTTTGCCTAAAAACAGACCGTTCGACCATACCCGGGACGCTGGGCATTGGCTTGCCGTTTGCCAGACTTATCGGCTGGGCTTATGAGAACCCCAAGAGAGCAAAGAAATGAAACAGGCTGTAAATAAAAGATACCTTGCACAGTTTGACCTCGTGCCGTTCTGGGTGCCTCAGGTGCTCCAGGACTGGCTCGAGGAGGGCTGGGCGGTAGACATTACCGTGAAGCGTATAAAAGGCCGCCACGGCGCAAAAATGGTGCGTGTGGAAATCAAAGCAAGTACCAGAGAGGACCTGGAGGCGAAGCGCAAAGCATTTAACGCGATGATTGAGGCACAGGGCTACGGCCCTGATGCCAACAAATAACAGAGAGATGAGCAGAGCGATAAGCAATAAAAACGTGCTGGCGGCGCAGTTTGAGACCGCAGACTTTGACGGCCCGTTTCTGGCGAGCTTCGGGCGTCCGGAACTCCGCGGTGTGTGGATAGTCTGGGGCGGCAGTGGCAGCGGTAAAACGACATTCACGCTCCAGCTCTGCAAGTATCTGGCCGGCTTCCGTCGCGTAGCCTACGACAGCCTCGAGCAAGGGCTGAGCCTATCGCTGCAAAAGGCATGGGAACGAGTTGAAATGGCAGAAGCAGGCAGCAACATAGTATTGCTGAATAAAGAGCAGCTCCCGGAATTGCGCGAGCGTCTGGACAAACGGCGCAGCCCTGAAATAATCATAATTGACAGTCTGCAATATCTGGACGGCTTCAATAAGCGGAGTTTCCAGAAGCTGAAAAACGACTACCAGGACAAACTGTTCGTGTTTATATGCCATGACAAAAACGGGAACCCGGACGGCAAACTGGCGACATTCATACGCTACGATGCAGAGATAAAAATCAAGGTCGAGGGCTTCAAAGCATTTGTAACCACACGGTACGAGGACCCGGCCAACGGCGAAGGCGGTGCAGACTTCATTATTTGGGAACAGGGCGCAGCTGACTACTGGGCCGGACAAATCTAAGCCGGAGGCCGGCAGCCAATAATAACAACTCTTACAGTAATTAAAATGGCAAAAGAAAATAAAACAATGGACGAAATACACCGCGGGCTCGTAAAAAAGTACCACACCCTTTGCACGGTCCTGGGACTTGATGCCGATGCCAAGCGGGCGATCCTGTCAAGCTGGGGCGTTGAAAGCAGCCGCGACCTGACACAGCACCAGTTAATCGATATTTGCGCGAAGCTGAGCGAGCAGGTGGACCACAAGCAGGGAACTGCGCGACTTGACAAACTGCGCAAGCAGGTAATTGCAGCAATAGGCAGCTGGCTCAGGGAAACCGGGCAGACGCAGAACATATCAATCATTAAGGGCATAGCGATGCGCGCCAGCGGCTACGCCGAATTTAACAAGATACCGAGGGAGCGGCTGCGCAACCTCATAGCGACATTTAACAACAAGGTCAAGGACGCCCGGGCGGTCGATGAACTGACAGATGCGATGCTGATGCAGCACTATACGGCAGGGCGTGAATTTGACCCCACACTAAACTAAGATTGACAATGAGCAAAGAACTGGAAAGAATTAAAGCCTACATACTGGAGCAGACGGAGGGCATGGCAGAGAACGCCAAAATCGAACTGCTGGACGCTCTGGCATGGTGGGCAAGCGAGGAAGCCGGAAGCCTCAATTTCGACAGCCCGGACGCAGAAGATTATGAATAACGCTGGGCCGGTGTAAAAGGACGCCACCGAAACAGTTAAACACAATTTAATAACCACTTAAAACCCATTTAACAATGAGTGAACAAGTAACAATGTCAGCCGCAGAACGCGCCGAATGGGAAGCGTTCAAGGCTGAAAAAGCGAAAAAGGAAGCTGCCGAGCAACGCCGGCAGCAGCGCGAGACTTACGCGCAAATGGTCGATGACGAGCTGGAGCAGGCACTCCCCGAGCTGCTGAACCTGAGCCGGGACATAAAGACGACCAAGGACACAGTATTCGGCAACTTCGCGGCCATAATCGACATGAAAGCCGAATTGTTCGGCACCAAGGACGGCGGGCAGTATAGCCACACGTTCACGAACAGCGACAGCACACTGCAACTCACATTGGGGGTCAACACCGTGGACGGCTACCGGGACACGGTGGAGGACGGCATCGCAATGGTGCGCTCCTATATCGAGAGCCTGGCGACCGATGACAAGAGCAAGGCGCTTGTGTCGGCAGTTCTGCGCCTGCTGAGCCGGGACGGTCAGGGGAACCTCAAGGCAAGCCGCGTGCTCCAGCTGCGCAAAATGGCGGAGGAAAGCGGCGACGATCAATTCCTGGAGGGCGTGAAGATAATCGAGGAAAGCTACCAGCCGAGCATCACACGCCGATATATCCGGGCGCGTCGCCGGAACCCGAAGACCGGGGCGTGGGTCAACATACCGCTGGGCATTACCGATGTGGACCTGCTACCCGAGAATGAAACGGCCCCGGAACCTGATGCGGAAGCAGAGGAAACCGAGGCAGCGGCGCCCGAATAAAAAAAGACCGCGCCGACGTGCTGCCTGAGCAGCCAAACGCCAGCGCCGAGCCTTGTGTAAAAGGACGGTGCAAAGATACAAAAAAATCGGTGAATGGCAAAGAGAAAAAGGCACAAAAGCACTTTGGCGCGGGCTGAAAAAGTAAAAGCGCTCACGGCGTTGCACTATGAGGCCGGAAACCAGGCCAAATGTTACAAAGCCGTATGGCGGCACTGGATAGAGCCGGAGTTTGGTATCTGCTACCGCACCTATCTTAACATGCTGGGTCTGCCCCCGGACACGGAAAGCCGCCAAGACACGCAACCTTCATTATTTGATGAACTGTAAAAAACGCCCCTGACGGACACGAGAGCCGCCAGGGGTGTGTTGTATTAGTCAGCCTTAGAAACGGCGAGAGAGAGCCCAGAAACAGCCCTGACGGGGCGCCTGGCGGTCAAGTCCTGCACACCGCAGACATAGCGCTCCACATTTTCGACAATTTCGGCGTGATCGTGGTTGGTGGCGGAGGTAGTGAGCATGAAGCCGGAGAAATTCTCGCCGCGGAGATCCTGTATGGCGGCGTTAATGGCATCGAGCAGGTCGAACACTGCCAGGGCTTCATTTATGCGCGGGTCCTTGTGGCCGTGTGTGGGCACGGCACGGGTAACGACATGGAGCCGGACGGCGAGGGCACCCCGGCGCGCGCCCATGTTCTGCTGCTTCCACTCCACCGCCTCAAACTCAATAAAGACGGCAGGGAAAGCGAAAGCCGCGCCGCCGTTGAGTGTCTGGACCTGGTTGTTCCAGAGGTCCACAAAAGCCACGCCGGGGACGGCAGCCACAGCGTCGGCAATAGCCTTAAAAATCTGTTTTCTCATTTGTGCCTGATGAAATCGGTTAAAGATAAATTGAACTTTTTGAGGTTGTCGTCGATAACGCCCCGGATAATGCGCCGGGTGTCGGGACCGTCGCCGATGAACTGGCGCTGCGGAATGGTTATGACCTTGCCTGTTTTCATTAGAGCCATGCGCTTCCACGCTTCGTCTATGGTCTGCTTGTATTTGTACCAAAAGAAGCGTTTCATTTTGGCGGTAACGGTAATCTTGCCGCCCTCATTGTGGAGGGTTGTGTAAGGCAGCGCCGATGTGAAGCGCACGCCGTTGCCGGACACTTCGCCCTGGGCGGACCGGCGCATGGCACTGCTGACCATGAGCAGAGAGCCGCGGGGGTTGTCATAGGCGCGGGGCTTCCACTTGTCGGAGAAAAAGCCCTTACGCTCAAAGTTTGCGTCGAACTCGTCGGAGAGCTCCACGCGCATATCTTCGAGAATGTCGGCTTTTAACTTGCTGGGGTCGAGCATTAAATTGGCTTTTAATTGTTATTATATCAGAAAAAAGTTGTAAATTTGCGGCAATATGGATAAACAGGCCAAAATATTAGAATACGCCCGGAGTAAGGGCGAAATGGCAAACCACGCTGAAAAGATTGGGGCCACCGCCGACGGCGATGTTTACGGGCTCAGTCTTTTAGATGCAGAGGGCTTGCCTATGCCTGTGGGCTTACCGCGCCTTGTAATCTCCAAGGGGGAAAAATACACCCTGATAACCGGGGATGAAGCATTGAAATTGCTGGGGTCATTTGACTTCGAGAAATAAATTTTTTAATTTCGGGTTAATTTTTTTGTCATCAATTCTGATAACGCCCACCATGCCGGGACGCATAGAACTGATATAAGAGCTTACATCGTCCTTGCCGCTCTGCGGGTCGAAATAGCGGACTTTTCCACCTTCAACAGAAGCACAGAACACATGGGCGTTACCGCCTTTCCAGCCGCAATAAATTTCATATACGCCGTCATGATTGAACTTTTCGGCGAAATATTCCTGCAAGCGTTTTGCGGTCATAGTCTTATAGCCTTTGCGCCGTTGCCACTGATAGGTAAAATCGTAATCGACATCCGAGCCGTCGAGGTTGACAAAACGCTGTTTCCATGTAATGCCCTGGGCTTTCATTTCGTCAAACGCGCTGCCCTTGATATTGGGTTTTGCCTTAATGTCAAAACCGAGGCGTCGGAGCCAATGGGTAACGGTGCAGGTCTGGCAATTCACGCGATAGCCGCCACCCTTTGAAAATTCCGGGTTTTCTTTGCCTTTGTTCGCCTGGTCGTAGGTCATGGCTTTGCCTTTGGTAATTCCAAAGCTCTGCTCAATCTCCAGACAGTTCTCGGCAATAGCCTTTTTCTGGTCGTCGGTCAGAGTCGCCGGCAGTTCCGCGATAATTTCCGCTATGCGCTTTTCGCGCTGCTGTTCCTCACTCAGCTGCTCAATTACCTGTTTGGCGGCTTCCGGTGCCTTGTAATACGGGTGTTTGGGCGGGAACAGTTTCAGCTCCTTGCCGGGGTTGAAGCGGAAAATCTGCTGTTTGGCGGCTTCGGTGCAGTTGTTACCGCGGAGCATGGAGAGGTCGGGGTCGCTGAGGGGATATTTGCCCTTGCGGACCTGTACGGCGGTGCAGCGGCAGTTCCAGCCGTTGGGCGGCAGATAGAGGGACCAGAACGGGTCGGAGGGGGGCAAGGTTGTGCCGTGCAGAATTGCGTGATCCTCACGGACGCGGTCGTCCTGGGCTGTGCGATACTGGAGGTCGTAACGGTCGCCGTCCTTTTCAATCTGCTGCCAGCGTGATGCCATAAGAGACGCGCCGACCGCGTGATTATATTCCGCATAGAGGTAGTTATGATTATAGCGGTTATTGACCGTTTCCACGTCCTTGCGGAACTGCTCAAAAGGTTTAATGTCGCCTTTGTCGGTTGTCAGGGATAGCCCCACTTCGCGGAGAGTGTGGAAAGCCTTAAACCCTGAGAAAATAAAAGCATTATTTTCCAAAGCATAGCGGACCACTTCGGGCGTTTCGTTTGGTATGCCGGCAGCGATAGCCGTATCCAGATGCCGAAGCGTTTCAGCGATGAGCCGGCGAGCTTCCGGGGTTGCAAGTTGTGAAGCGTCGAACGCCCCGGCGCGATAAACCATACCGGCAGCGTCAAAAAAGGCCGTATCGTCAAAATCGGGCTTATCTGGCGCGTCCGCGAGTTGCAGCAAATCATTTTCATACAACGAGCCCAAAGCGGCGTTAAACGCGAGATATGAGCTTCGCAGCCCCGCCGTGTCAGCCAGTCGCAGGGCGGGGCTTAGTCGAAAAAACGGTCAGGCTGAGTTTTAGCCTCACGCGGTGAGTCGATAGCCACGCCGTATTTGTCTGTAAAATATTCTGCCGGAATATTGTAATACTCCAGGAGCAGGCGTTCAATTTCGCGCTGTTCGGCCGGTGTGTAGCTGGCGGCGTTATTCCAGACGAAACGGAGCCCGTCGACGGGGAAGCCGTGGCGAGCCATGAGCGGGAGCAGTCGGCCGTTGATAACGTAGGCGGCCATAGTTGCGTCCGCTTCGGTGGTCCGCTCAAAAATTTCGAGGTGGACTTCGGACTGGGACAGCGAGGAACCGGAATCAATGGTCATAGTCTGATTAAGCACGACCTTTGACAGTTCGGAGTTACAACGGTCAACGCGCTTATCATAGACGTTATAAGCGTCGCCGCGGCTGCTTTCCTTAATTTCAATGTTGGTGCCCTCAGGGAACAGACCCCAGAACGCTGCGCCCATATTTTCCAGGGCGTCCTCGACGCGCTTGCGTTCGGCAGCGTCGGGGCTGTTGGTGGTGGCGATGCGCATAGGCTGGCCGAAAATTTCGCCGAACATATCCCAGAACGCCAACATATTTTTTTTGCTGATGCAGGAGCAGGCGCATTTAAGCAGCAGCCCGAGGTCGTGGGGCTTGCCTACCTCAATACACCAGTTAGCGAAGTCGCCCTCGCGGTAAGGTATGCCGGAGTGCCAGTCGTCGCCGGGGTTAATTACCACGCGGGCATATTCGGGTATGACGTGTTTACGGGGAACGAGTTCCACAGCGTCGTACCGCATACGCCCGTTGTCGTCGGTTATGACGTCGCCGAGCTGGATAAGAGAGTGCCCCCAGTAGGTGGAATCAAGGACAAGCCCCAGGAAATCGGCGAACCATTCCTGTTGCAGCAATTCGGTTGCTTCGGTATTTTCTTTGCCGTCTTTTCCGACAAGCCGGAAGTCTTTGGCGGCGACCTTACCTTTTCGCTGTGCAATACAGCCGGAGAGATGAGCGTCGAGGGCACAATCGGCATAAATATCGTACAGGCGCAGACGGTTGGGGTTGAGATAATCGAGGGCCATTTGGTGAGCGCTGCGCCAGTCCTGAATATCTTTTTTTGTCAGGGTGTCGGTCTGCTGGAGCAGCTGCGCGGTAATTTTCAGACCACGGCCGGAACCGGCACGACGTGCGAGGCTGAGGACTTCGGCACGTGTGGGACGGTTAAGCCAGTCGCGTATGCTTGTAATAATATTGCTCATTGGGAAAAATTTTAATGTTTCACTTTCGTATTTTCGTAGTCAGCAGCCTTCGTCAAAGAGAGCTGCGATGCAGCCCAGGAAGTCGCGGCAGTTGATAGAGCGGCGCCACCGTCCTGCGCCACGGGTACCCAGGACGCGAACACCGTTTTGAGGGTGTTAATGTCCTTTTCAATGATGTTAAGGCGCTTTGCAAGGTCTCCGACAACAGGGAGGCCGCCGAGTTCGCCACCATTGAAAACAACGGCGTCGGTAGTGATGTGCGCGGAAATGTTGCCGGCGTCAAATCGGCAGCCGTCGCGGTCAATAACGGCAGAATAATTGCCGATGATAATTTCGGCGCTGTCTATTTCGTCGGTACCAAGCACAACGCCGGCGGAGCCGTCGGCGACAAACCCAACCACGACAAACGAGCCGACAGCCGGGAAAAAGCATACCCCGAATTTAGACCCCTGATTTGCCTGGAGATTGACCCCAAGCAGCGGCGCGCCCTCATTGAGCGGGGTGCAGTCTATTGTCCGGGTGTCTTTGTCGACAGAATCGACGACACAGACCAGGGGAATAGCTTCGCCGTCGGGTTGTGCCAGTTGCCTTATTATGTTTCTTAAATCTGCCATATAAGTATATTTTCAAGCGACGCGAAGCCCGAGGGTTATTTCCTGACGGAAACCGTTATCGCCATATTTTATTACCACTTTTTTGACCTGATAAATTCCCATTTTTTTGCCGTCGATGATTATCCCGATAGAATCGAGAGGGTCAACGAGCTTATAACCGAAAGAAGTAAACGAGCCGGTCAGACCGTCGCGTTTAAGGCGCTTTAATTCCTGTTCGGCCCATGCTTTTAATTCGGTTTCGTTCTTATTGTAAGTGTGCAGCGTGCGGTGTTCGCCGTCGCTGTCTCCGACTTCCACTTTAATTTTTTTGTTGTTGGGCATAAGGCTGACAGCCTTAACACGCAGGCGCATATTTTCAGCTTTTTGCTGTTTCAGGCTCTGGTCTGAAATGATGTTTAGCCCTGTTTTGAAAGTCTGTGAGGGGGTATTGTCGCGCTCAAAGAGCACACCGCAATAAAGCACCGGCTCGCCGTCCTCATACCGAAAGAATGAGCGGACGCCCTGTTCAGATAGTTTGCCCAGGAGAGAAGCCACGGTGTCGGCGGTAACGCGGTATGCGCCCAGCGACTGCTCCCCCATAATGTTGAGTCGGTAAGTTATGCCCTGGTCTTTAAGCAGCGTTTCGAGATTTACAGAGCGGTAAGCCTTTTTTACAGCCGGCTGTTGTTTCAGCTTGAACATATCGTCCTCACAAGTAATAACAACGGGCGTTTTGAAGCCCACGTCACGCACATACCCGGAAAACGCCAACTGTAATTTGTCGTTATAGCCCAAAGAAATGCGCACGCGGTCGCCACGGCGCACCGGAATTTCGGAGGCTCCGTTCCACTTTAATTTTTTAGGCAGTGTTATAGTAGCTTCGGCGGTCAGCTTTTCAGTGTCGCGCGTTATTTCCACGGCCGTAACAAAGTTTAACGACCATGAGCGCTCGCCTGTAATATCGACCTGTGCGCATAATTTATACATTGGTAAACGGTGTTTAATCGGTGTTTAATAGTCGTAGCGGTTTGGGGTCATAGAGCCGAAGCGCACGGGGTTGCGGGTATCTTCGCCGGTGTCGGACTCATAGATAGGGAGGTCGGGTGACGATTTGGAAGCCTGAACGTCGCGGAGCCATTTAATGGCGTCGTTGTAGAGGCATTCGCGGCGCTCGTGGCCCATATTCTGGGGGAGGCGGTGGACCATTAGCCACAGGGAGATATTAACGGCGCATTGCACAAGCATAGGGTTGCGGTCTGCGCCGGCAGCATTAAACGCCCGGGCGATGTCGTAGCGGCTGCGGAGGTAGGAGGCAATTTGCTCCAGGGCGGCAGCTTCGGCAACGGCGCGGGTGTCGTCATTCTCGGTTATCTGCTCAAACTCGTAGTCGTCGCAGACCGAGCGGTAATCGTCAACGGTCAGAAACATGGGCGGAAGTTTTACGGGGGTTAGCCTCAAAAATAGCGATGCGGCGCGCCTTTTCAGCGGTAAGACCGTTGAAGCGTTTGCGGCGGATCATATCCTTAACGCCCTGCATAGACACCACCACGGGGCGTCCGTGATGAACGAGGACAAGGAATTTTTTACGGTAAAGGTCGGCGGAAGCCTGAGCCTTTTTGATAGCCTGTTTGCGTCGCCAGTCAAAGAGGCGGGCGCGGAAATAATCAATAATTACCATAGTTGAGATTTAGCGTTTTTCCTCATGCCGAAAGAGGGGGTAAATGATTGTACGCGCGTGTCACGCTGGAGAATCCAGATAGCGCCCTCGTCGGCGTCGGGGGCGTCGTCGTGGCCGCGCATACCTTTTTCAAAAGCAAGAGTCTGGTCGATGCCGGCAAGCATATCGGGGTCGTCGCGCTGGCTTTCGTCGTAGATGACAAAGCCACGTTCCCACAGCGGGCTAATAGCTTCGACACGCTGGAACTTGTCGGGCTTTTTACGTTTGTCGCCTGTAATCGGCAGCTGATAACCGCGCAGTTCCCCCTCACGGCGGAACTCGTCGAGGATGGTGTCCTGCATAAAATTGGCTTCCATATACCAGCGCACGGCAATACCCTGGGCGCGTGCCCATTCGTATAGGTCGTAACACCATCGGACCATTTCAGCAACAGAGCACTGACGGACAAAAGCACGGAGGTGGTAAAGCGTTGTGCCTACCTTACCCCAGAGCTTCGCAGCCTTGTAGTCGTTTTTTGTAGAGCCACGGAATGAGGGGTCGATGTATAGGACAATTTCGGAAAATTTGGACCATGCCGGACGTTTGCCCCAGCGGATCCACTCATTTTTGAACACAGCACCCTCAATAATGGGGTTGTTCATATATTCCTTTTGAAAGGCGCGATAACCGGCGACAGCTTCGAGCTGTTTAACTTCGTCGTGGGCCCATTTTGCAGCCCATGAGATACGGCCGGCGCGGTCGTAGATATTGACACGGGTAACGTGGACAGTCTTAATTTCGCACCACTTAGCCAGTACGGAATTTTTGGCGATGAGGTTGCCGACCATAAAAAAGCGGCCGCGTCCGCCGTCGAGAGTACCGAACAGAGCGGAGCGGACCCAGTCGAACAGTTTTGAGACACGGGCGGGGCTTTCGACCAGTTCGTCGTCGTCGAGGTCGTCAATAACTACATAATCCGGGCGGTGTGAGCGGTAGCGCAGACCACGGGGCGACTGCCCGCGACCGCGTGCAAAAAATGCAACTTCGGAGCGTGTAACAAATTCGCCCTCTTCCCATGAACCGGCGTTGTACTGTTCGCCGAAATCGGCAATATAACGTTGATTGTACTGTAATTCAGCCTGAATGTCGCCGAGCAGTGTTTTGGCATTGTCCTCAGACTTACCGACGAGCACCATAACATTAATTTCGCGGTGTTCCTGTATCATAAGCCACATGGGGACAAATACGTCCATGTTGGTAGATTTAGCGGCGCCGCGGTGCCACATAAAGCCGGCCTTGAGGTTTCGGTTTTTCAATATCTTATTAGCCGCGTCGATATGAAACTGGGCGCATGGTGTCGCCTTGCCTGTTTCGGGGTTGACAGTCCAGTGCGGAAAGTAGTAATCGACAAAAGCGGCATAATCAGAGCGGAGGCGGCGAATACGGGCAAGGCGCTGCGCTGCGGTTTCACTGATGTTTACAGCCGTGGCAGCCTGCACCGTTTCGCAGTGCTGTTTCCATTTTTCCTGTGCTTTTAATATTTCCGCTTTTGTAGCCATAAGTTAGAAACTTTCTTTTAGCTTTTCAGAGATGAAAAGGTCGTGGTAATGATTTATAGTTCTGAGCAGTTCCGGGGTAACATTCGGGTCGAAGCTCATGCGATATTGCAGCCACTTACTGAAAGCCATAAATACCTCGATCACGTCAACGACCGAAGTTTTTTTGTCAAGTCGTTCAATAGTTGCGGACATTTTTACGAGCTTATCGGCAGCGGCGGCCGTTTTTTCCGGCGAGGGGTCGGCGGCCAAATCTTCGAGCAGTACGTTAATAGAGTTCAGGAGCTTGTTAACCAGTTCCGGGCGTGTGATGTTTGAGGCAGCGCGGGACTGTTCCCAGCCGCCGTCGGCTACCCATTTAGTTATCGTCTGGGCTGATACCCCGACTTTTTCCGCAATAGACTTTTGCGGCTCCCCCTGCATAAATAGCAGGCGCGCATGTTCGCGCTGCTGTTCGCGTTCCTTTTTAGTTGCCATTCATAATAAATTACAGAATTAGATGCAGCGCACCCACTACGGGCGCGCTTTCACAGTGCAAAATTGGCCTAAAAATGCGCCATGGTAAAAAAGAGTGTAAATCTTTTACACTCTTTTTGTTAGGGTAGCCGACATTGCCCAATTTTGCGCTATAAAACATATCGCGGAGTGGAGCAGAGGTCAGCTCGCCGGGCTCATTCCCCGGAGGTCGCGGGTCCGAATCCCGCCTCCGCAACCAGGTAAAAAAGATTGAAATAATAAAACAAGTCCCGGGGCCGAAGATGCCCCACCAGCCCACCCCCTCACGTCGCCGGTCCCGGGATTTTTCAAACGACAAAACGAATGAAAGAAGTTGTAATATCTACGGGCGCAGTAAATTGTTACGGCAGTCGCGTACTTACCGAGGGCATAGACCTGACGCAGTATGAGAAAAACCCCGTACTGTTGTGGATGCACCGCCGGAGCTGGGAGCCCGGAGCGATGCCGATTGGTCGTGTGGAGGGGCTCAGAATAGAGCAAGACAAGCTAATCGGCACACCGGTATTTGACCAGAACGACCCATTTGCCAAACAGATAGAGAGCAAGTGGGAAAACGGTTTTTTGCGCATGGTGTCGGCAAGCCTTGAGCCATTAGAGACCAGTGCCGACGCCTCATTGATATTGCCCGGGCAGAGCCGTGAGACAGTAACGCGCAGCAAACTAATCGAGGTCAGCATTGTGGATATAGGGGGAAATGATGAAGCGCTGCAACTGTTGGGGGGAGACGGCAAGCTGCTGAATCTGGGCGCCGGGGAGGATGCCCCGGAACTTCCGTTACTACACAACCATAAAGAGGGAGAAAAAGCCAATCCCGCGCCCGAAAGCGAACCGGGCGAGGGGGAGGAGCCGGAGTCCGGCAGACATAAAAATAAACCAACAAATAATTTTTCAAAAATGATTAAAGAACAGTTACAGATGCTCGGACTGCCTGAAACGGCAACCGAGGAACAGGCAACCGCTGCGCTGGCCCTGATAAAGCAGCGAGCCGACGAAGCCGAAGCGCTCCAACTGTCGGCAGTAACTCAGGCAGTAGACCACGCCGTTGCTGAACGCAAAATTCTGGCCGACCAGCGCGACCATTTTATCAACTTAGGCAAGACGGCCGGGCTGGATATGCTGACCGAAACCCTTGCGACCATGCACCCACAGCAGAAGCCTACCGAAACAATCAACCTCAGCAAAGACAGTGCCGCCGGTGCGGGCAAAGCCCCCAAGAGCTACACCAAGCTCAGCGAAGTGCCGGAAGCCGAAAGGCTGGAGCTGCGCAAGAGCAACAAGCCGGAATATATGCGTCTGTTTAAGGCGGAATATGGCATGGAATGTCCCGAGCTGGGCGACGAATAAGAGCTTAAAAGGACGACAAATAACAGAATAAACGACAATTAAACAGCAATGAAAAGAAAATTTATCAAGAGAGTTTTCGGCCTTGTTTGCATGATGCTCACGGCCGTAGCATTTAATGCCGCCGCAGGCGCGACCGTGGCATACGCAATTGGCTGCGCCCCGGCAGTGGGAGCCGTAGCGGGCAATGCCGTAGCCCTTGCAGCCGGCAACTTTGCCCCCGGTGGCGCACTGCGTGCCGGAGTTCTGCGCGAAATCTGGACCGGCGAAATGATTAAGGCGTTCCGCACGGCGCCCGAGGCACTGGGCTGGATGGATAGAATCCGCGCTTATAACCAGTATGTGGAAAATGATGTTATCCACTTTACCGAGATAGGCGGCGACCCGGCCGTGCTGGTGAATAACACCACCTATCCGCTGAACATTACGGCTCTGACCGATGCCGACAAGCCTATCAGCCTGGACAAATTCGATACTGAGGCGACCCCGGTAACAGATGATGAGCTGCACGCTTGCAGTTACGACAAAATGGCGAGCGTTCAGGAACGCCACCGCGATGCCCTGCGTGAAAAAATCGCCCAGAAAGCAATCCACGGAATTGCCCCGGACGAAAACGCAACAGGCATTCCCGTAATCAAGACCACCGGCGCAAGCGACGGCACACGTCTGAAAATGACATTTGCGGACCTTTTAGCCCTTAAACGCGAGTTTGACAAAATGGGTGTACCGATGCAGGACCGCATACTTGTGCTGTGCTCCGACCATGTGAACGACCTGCTCGAGACCGAACAGAAGTTCAAAGAGCACTATAATATCAACCAGACCGACGGCAAGATTTGCCGCATGTACGGTTTCGACATTTACGAGTATGACGGCACCCCATACTACACGATGAGCACCGGCAAGAAACTGGCGTGGGGAGCAGTGCCGTCAGCCACCGATGCAAAGGCTTCGGTTGCGTTCTATGCAGGCCGTATGATGAAAGCCTACGGCAGCACCAATTTTTATTACAGTGAATCGAGCAAGGACCCGCTTTATCACCGCAACCTGGTGAACTTCCGCCAGTGGGGAATCTGCTTGCCGCTGACAACCACCAAATGCCGTGCGGCAATAGTGAGCGCGCCCAAGGCATAACAATATAGCTGAATGACGACACTAAAACGCGGAAGCCGAGGCGCAGAGGTCAAGACCCTGCAAAGGAAATTGCACCTTATGGCTGACGGCATTTTCGGGCCAAACACCGAGGAAGCAGTCAAAGAGCTGCAAAAGGCCAAAGGTCTGGCGGCTGACGGCATAGTCGGGCCACGGACATGGGCAGCCCTGGGGGTTGTTTCGGTCAAACGAAAGATTGACCAAATCATACTCCACTGCACGGCCACGCCTGAGGGTGAGGAATTTTCCAACGCCCAAATAAAAGCCGGGCACCTTGCGCGAGGATTTTCGGACATAGGCTACCACTATGTTATCGGACTTAACGGCGAGTTGCGCCCGGGGCGTTCCGAAGCAATCGCCGGCGCCCACTGCACAGGGCACAATACGCGGTCAGTCGGTGTGTGCTACGTCGGTGGATGCCCGCCCCGTACAGTGCCGAACTGGAATAAAAAGGGTAAGGACACGCGCACGGTGGCCCAGAGGTCGACGCTGGAAAGAGTAGTAAAAGACCTGCTCCGGCGTTATCCCGGGGCAACGGTGCACGGGCATAACGAATTTGCCAATAAAGTGTGCCCGAGTTTCAACGTAAAAAAATGGCTCGCGGAAGTGGGCATTAAACAGTAACAACGTGAATGAGCGGCGAGATAATAACAATCATAATATCGGCGCTTGTAGCGGCGGTATCTGCGCCAATAGGTGCATGGGTTGGCCGCAAGCTGGAACGCGACAAATACCGGATAGAGCTGGAGAAGCTGCGGGCAGAGATGAAAGACAAGCTCGCAGAGGTCAAGAGCCACGAACTGGAGAACGTGCGCAAGGCTTCGGACATACTTATGGAGAGCATTGTCCCGCCGCTCAAAACCGAAATAGACAACCTGCGGAATGATGTTCAAAGACTTAACACGGCATTGGAGCGCATTTGGGGCTGCCCTCATGTTGACCGTTGCCCTGTCAAATTCGAGCTGCTGCTCCACCCGAAAGGCGACGGAAGCGAGCCGGACAGAGGCGACGGCACAGACAGCGGCCACAGTACGGACCGACGACCGGACCGAGGAACAGCGCGCGGCGACCCTGGAAACACAGACGGAGGGTGTGACGGTGACGGAGATTGAAGTCTACGACACCGAAGCAGCCGCCGACCCGGAAACCGGGGCGCACCCTGTGAAAGCGAGGGTAAGGAAACGGACCGACAACAAAGGGACGTCAAAAGCCACCGAAGCCACAGAGAGGCGCGAGACAAAAGCCGAGAGCCTGGAAAGCGCGACCAACGGGAAAACGCTTGATGAGGTAACGGTAACGGCAAGCCGCCCCCCGAGCCTGTGGGAAAGAATAAAGCAGGGTGCGGGCTGGGCCACGGCATTAGTGATCCTGGCAGCAGCCGGGTGGATTATTTACAAACTTAAAAAGCAAAAACGACATGAGCAAAGAGAATAAAGAGACCGCGGAAGCCACCGCAGCAGAACCCCAGAACGTGCAGCAGCCCGAGAGTGCCGAGGGACAGACCCCGAAGCCCAAGGGAGAATCAAAGCCCGGTGCCAAGTCCAAAGCGGAGCCAGCCGGCGGCACAAATGCCCTGAAATCCGTTGGGCTGGCGGCGTGCAAGCGCCACAATCTGGAGCAAGTATGGGTAACGGCTGACGGTCAGGCTTTCCCCCGGGAAAGTGATGCCAAGGCACACGCCCTGAACCTGCCGAATAATAAAATCCTTAAAGTAACAGCGAAATGAGCACCAGCCTTAAAATAGAGCGTCAGAACGGCAATGTCGTTAAGGCGTTGCCCGGTGAGGACCATATAACCGGCTTTATGGCATATTTAGCCACCGGTGATATTCCTGCGGGCTTCAAAAGTGAGCATGTGCAGGCCCTGAGCAGCATAGAAGCTGCGGAGGCAGCCGGAATTATCGACCATACGACCGGCGCCGACGGAGAGGAAACCCCGGCAGCCTGGGGCCTGCGGGTAATACATTACCACCTGAGCGAAATTTACAGGCTTAACCCCGGTGTGAGCCTGTATGTGGGAATCTTCGAGAAACCGACAGGCAGCAATATGACATTTGCCGAAATAAAGACCGTGCAGAATTATGCCGGCAGCAGAATCCGGCAAATGGGTGTATGGTGCGGCGACCGTGCATTGTCAGAAGATGACCTCGTAACATTACAGGGCATTGGCGATAATCTGGCCGAGAGTGCCGGGGAATTGTCGATAATCTACGCGCCGAAAGTGGACAGCGTGCAGACACTTCCCACTGATATAGCCGGCGGCGGCAAAAACCGTGTGAGCGTGGTAATCGGACAGGCCGGCAGCGGTATGGGTGCCGAACTGTATAAGGACGCAAAGAACAGCGCGAAAGCGAGCGTAAGCGGTCTGGGCGTGGTGCTGGGCCTTGTGAGCAGCGCCAAAGTGCACCAGTGCATTGCGTGGGTGAAAGAGTTCCCCACAGGCGTAAGCGTTCCGGCTTTTGGCGACGGCACGTTGCTGCGCGATATGGACCGCGCCATGGTGGAGCAACTGGACACTGCGCGTTACCTATTCTTTGACACCAAGACGGGCCAAGCCGGCAGCTATATGAACGACAGCCACACCATGGACTCGGCGCAGAGCGACTACGCGAGCATTGAAAGCGTGCGCACCATGGACAAGGCCGTGCGCGGAGTGCGCGCCTATATTATCCCCGAGCTGGGCGGTAATGTGTATGTGGATGCAGACAGCGGCCAGCTTGCAAGTTATACGGTGGCTTATCTGGAGACGGTGGCGAACCATGCCCTCGAGGATATGGAGCGCGCCGGGGAACTGAGCGGCTACAAGGCCGAAATTGACCCTGCCCAGGATGTTGCTGCCACGTCGACGGTAGACATTGTAATCAAGCAGGTGGCAGTGCCTGTAATGCGCCACGTGAGAATTAAAATCGGCTTTGCAAAAAGCGTATAACCTAACTTGAAAAAGCCAGAATAATGAAAGTAATAAACAACGGCGTGCCCTACGTGAACGGGGAGTTATGCGGCTGGGCTGACATAGTTGTGCTGATTGGCGGTGTGCCAATTACGGGCATAACCGGCGCGGAATACAGCGACTCCCAGGTAACAGAGCCGAAATACGGGGCCGGACGTTACCCCGTCGGCCTGGGGAAAGGGCGAATAACTTGCAGCGGAAAACTGGTATTATACCAGGAGGAAGTGCAGGCGCTGTGCGCTCAAAGCCCGACGGGGCGACTGCAAGATTTGCCCCTGTTCGATGTAATTGTGCAGTACCTGCCTAACAGCGGCATAGTTGTAACGGATAAAATTCGTAATATATCAATCAGCGAGAACGCCCGCAAGTGGAAAGAGGGCGACACCGGCCAGGAGGTTGAGGTGCCAATCGTGCCCTCGCACATTGAATGGGGCAAAATAGGCTGACCCACAACCCAAGCAGCGGCCGCCGGCGATACATTCCGGCGGCCACTGTCAGTCAAGCCGGGGCAATTCCCGGCCACAATAACAAACCGATTAAATACCAATTAAACAGCATTAAAAGATATGGAAACAATAAGCAAGCAGGCGCCTGAAGCGCAGACATACGACGGCGGCGTAACCCCCGAACAGGTAGAAGCATGGAAACAGCAGCACCGCAAGGCGTTCCGCATAGACATTAAGGACGGCGACGATGTGCATATCGGCTATTTCAAGCGCCCGGACTTTGCAACAATCAAGGCAGTAACAAAGCTGAGCAAGACCGACGAAGTGGAAGCCGGCCGGGTAATGTTTATGAATTGCTGGCTGGGCGGCAGCGAGGACCTTAAAACCGATGCAGTGCTGTTTATGGCCGTTCAGATACAGCTCGGCAAGGTGCTTAACGGCTGCGTCGGCTCACTAAAAAACTTGTAGAGGCGTACGCCCTGGCGGATGCGGACGATGAGGACACATTCGCCAAGGGGTGCGCCCTGATACGGTCGAACCTGCACGTTGATGCTGATAAAATAGAGACAGCGGAAGACTGGGCGCGGCTATATAATGAGGCCCTGTGGCTGGAGCGGTGGCGCAACAGGAACAGGGCGGAACTTATAGCGGAGCTTTTCGGAGAGAAACGGCGTTAAAGCCAAGGCAAAGAACCATTTTTGCCGGGTTTGGTAAGAAGCCGCCACAGTACCCAGATAAAAGCGATAACACCGGCAATGAGAAGCCCCCAGCCAACAATGTTAGCCACGATAACGAAAATGATATGTAAAAAGTCGTTCATAAACGGGTCGTCTATAATGTGTTACAAAGATAATCAAATAATCTGATATGGCAAGCGTTTTTGACTATATTTTCAACATAGGCGGAAATTTCACGGCGCAGATAAGCGGCATGAGCGCAGCTGCGGGAAAATTTTCAGCACAGGCAGAAGTTGCGGAAAGTCGCAGTAAGCGGTTGACCGCAGCCCTTGCGTCGTTTTCATACCTCAAAGACGTAGCTCAGAATTTAGCGGACGGCATTACACAGTTGAGCAGTGCCGGTGTCAAACTTGACAGCCAGATGCACGACCTCAGCGCGGTTGCCGGTGTTACCGGCGATAGTTTGAAACAAATCGAAGGATTTGCGAGGGAGTCGGCAAAAACATTTGGCACTGATGCCAGTGTTGCCGTTGAGGAGTACAAACTGCTGCTCTCGCAATTATCGCCGGAACTGGGTAAATATCCGGATGCCCTGCGCGAAATGGGCGACTGCATACAGACGACCAGCAAGCTGATGGGGAATGACGGTGCGGCCGCCGCCGAGGTGCTGACTACGGCAATGAACCAGTTTGGCGTAAGTATGGAGGACCCGACGGCAGCAGCGGCAACAATGGCCGAGATGATGAACACAATGGCGGCAGCAGGCCAGGCCGGCTCGGCAGAGCTTCCGAGCATAGCGGCAGCGTTGAATCAATGCGGAATGGCGGCCAAGGCAGCCGGCGTGAGCTTTGAGGAAACTAACGCGGCAATTCAAGTGCTTGACAAGTCAGGTAAAAAAGCGAGCGAGGGAGGTGTTGCCCTGCGCAATGTGCTGGGCCAATTGAGCAAAGGCCGATTTATTGAGAAGCAAGCAGCTGATGAACTGAAAGCCGCCGGCATTGATGTGGTGGCACTCGGAGACAGCAGCAAAAGCCTCAAAGAACGCCTCGAAATGTTGAAACCGATGCTGAACGACTCCGCACTGCTGTCAAAATTCTTTGGCGTTGAAAATGCCAATGCCGCACGTGCGCTTATACAGGGCACTGATGCGTTAGGCGATTTTACGGAAAAAGTAACGGGCACCACCAGCGCAACAGACCAGGCAGCTATCGTAATGGACAGCTACGCCGAGCGTCAGGCGCGAGTTAACCAAAAAATCGAGGACTTCAAAATTTCGTTGTTCCAGGCTACCGGCGACCTTACATTATGGGCAGGGGCTTTAGCAGGTGTGGCTTTGCCTTTGGCTCAGCTGTGGCCGCTTATATCTGCTTTAGGTAACGGAATAGCCTGGATCATTCGGCTTAACTGGGCCGGTATGTGGAGCGGTATCGTAAATTGGGTGAGGTCTGCGGCTGTTAGTCTTGTGCTGATGAACGGGACACTGTCAACAACTAATATGATATCGCTGGGATTTATTGGTAATATGGGACGTGCCACAATAGCCGTTATCCGTTTTGCCACTGTTGGAATTTTCAACGCGCTTAAAGGACTGGGCGCACTTGTTTTGTCTTTTGTAACAACCGGCACCGCTTCGGCCACGTTCTCCGGTATTGCGTCGGCTTCATTCGGAGCGTTCGCGACTTCCGCACGTGTCGCGTGCCGTGCTGTGAGTGTTGCAATTATGAATATACCCGTCGTTGGCTGGGTTATTGCCGGCATTACTGCGCTGGTCGCAATCGGTGTTTATTTTTGGAATACGTCAGTAAAGTTCCGCGCCGTGATTAAAGGTCTCTGGGCTGGATTTAAGGCGTTTTTTACAGGTTTGAAAGACCTTGCAAGTAAGGTTTTTTCAGCTATCGGCGACCTCATTCTTGCCTGCTTCAAATTTGACGGGCAGGGTATTAGTAACGCATTAGGAAAACTGAAAAACGCTTACTCCAGCTACGGCAGCGAAATAGGCAAAGCGTTTAATGAAGCATACCAGGCAGAACTAAAAGCCGGAGGCGAAAAGGATGCTGCGGCCGAGGGCAAAAAGGCTTCCGGAACAGTAGCAAAGGCCGTCCCCAGCGTAAACAGTGGAGGCGGTGCAGTCGGTGCCCCGGTAGGCGGAACCCCGAAAGTTGACCCGGTGGGCGGAAGCCTTAAAAGTGCCGGAGGCAGTAGCGCGGCAGCGTCGGCCGGTGGCGACGGTGGAAAAATCAAAAATATAACAATCAACATTGAAAAGTTGGTCGAAAAACTGGAACTGCATACAACAACACTGACCGAGGGCACGGAACAAATCAGAGAACGTGTTTTTGAGGCCCTTATGGGGGCGCTTAACGATACCCAAATAGCTACGGAATGAAACTACCTATAAGCATAAACCTGGCCGCGATGAGCTGGGCACAGCATGAGGCCAAACGCCTTGTGCGTTTCAAAAAAGGCCGTACCGGTCAGCCGCCGAGCTGGGAGGGACACGGCGAAGATATAACGACCCACACAGCCGGTCAGCCGTTGACGGACCGGGCGTACTGGGAGGGCCGTTATGTGCTGTGTGAACTTCGGATAGAGAACGAAGCCGGCGAGGGGGTAACGCTTGCGGATGCAGTAGTAAGCGTGAGCCGGGAGCGCCGGATAGTGAGCACTGCGCTTGTAGGGCGTGACGGCACCGTGAAAGAGTATATAAACGAGGGGGACTGGGCTATAAGCATAGTTGTGGGGCTGCAGGGCGTGCAGGACGGAGTAATGGCGGACGTGTGGCCTGATGCACAGGTGCGCGAGCTTCGGAAACTGCTGGAGACGAAAGAGGCGCTAAGGGTGCAGAGTTCGTTCCTGGATGTGTGGGGCATAAGCCGTATGGTGGTAAAAAGCATAAGCGCCACACAGCAGACCGACAGCAATTATCAGACCATGAGCATAAGCGCTGTGAGCGATGAGGACTACGAAATATTTTCAAACGACTACGAGGCACCGAAAGGGGCGGAATGAGGAGAGAGGCAATGAAAGGAATATTAATCGACATAGAGAGCGGCGACCTGCTGCTGGAGCGTGGACGTGTGGCAATAGGCGACACCGAGAGCCAGACGGCTGAGGCGGTAGTGGTAACGATGCGCGGAGAGATTAAAGAACACCCATTGTTAGGCGGTGAAGCCCGTAAACTGGAGGGAGGCACCGAGGACCGGATGTGGTCCGGAGAAGTCCGGGAGATGCTTCGCGGCTGTGGCGTGGAGTGTGAACGGGTGGTGAACGACAACGGCATAATAACGATAGAGCGATGAAAATAACCGTAAAAGAGCGGCAGACGCTGCTCGACATAGCGCTGATGACAGCCGGGACCGTAGCGGCGGCGATAGAAATAGCCGAGGCCAACGGGTTGAGCCTGACCGATGAGCTGAGCGACGGGCAGGTGCTTGAAGTTCCGGAACCGACGAGCGAGCGAGAGGCACAGATTGTGAGGCGCTACCGCGCGCAGGGTGTGGAACCGGCAACAGAAGCGAGCGCCGACGACCTGGGATTGTGCGCCTACGGCGGCATAAATTTTATGGGAATAGAGATTGATTTTGAAGTTTCATAAAACAAAAATATACAACAATGGCAAGGAGCATAAACGAGATAAAAGAGGAAGCGGCACGGGAGTTTATGAAAAACGAGTCGGCGGCAGAGCGTTACGGTTTTGCCCTGGGTGCTCCGTTCGGCGACTACTTCGGGGCCGCGAGTGTGGAAAATATACTGCTTTATGTGTGGGCGGTGTGCGCGTGGGCCGTGGAGCAGCTTGTGGCGCGACACCGCGAGGAGGTGACGGCAGAGCTTGAGGAGCTGATGCCGCACCGCCCGAAATGGTACCGCGACAAGGTGCTGGAGTTTATGGAGGACCGGGAACTGATAGACGACACAGACCGGTACGACCTTAGCGGGATGAGCGAGAGCGAAATATCAGCGGCACGAGTGGTAAAACACGCCGTTGCTACCGAGAGCCGGGACGCCAGTCTGCTGACAATAAAGGTAGCCGGAGAGAGCGGCGGCAAGCGCCAACCGCTGAGCGAAGCCCAGGAGGGGAAGCTGCGCAGCTACATAGCCGAGATAAAAGATGCGGGGGTGCGTGTGGCGCTTGTGAATATGGAGGCTGACACATTCAGCTGTACGGTGGACGTGTATTATAACGCGCTACTGGAGCCGGAACGAGTGAAAGCCGACTGTGAGGCCGCCATACAAAGCTATATAGAGAATTTGCCATTTAACGGCGAATATACAAATATGGCACTAATCGACGCGCTGCAAGCTGTGGAGGGCGTGAAGATAGCCGAGCTCAAAGGAAGCACGGCACAGGCGGCCAATGAACAGACGCCGACAGACATAAACGCCCGACAGACACCGGCAGCAGGATATTTTAAGCCCGGTAAAATAACAGTAAATATGCAGGCTTATGACACGCAGAACGTATAAAGTAAATATAAAGCGTCTGGCTCTGCTGACGCTTCCGACATGGCTGCGGCGGCCGATAGTGGGCGCGTTGATATATGCCGGTGTTACGCCACTGAACCGACTGCTCCAGGAACTGCGAACGCTGAGGGAGGAGACCAGTTATCGGGTGAATCATAACGGGCAAGTGTGTAAGCTACGCGGTGCCCTTAATGATGTTTTCGATGCGAAAGAGCGGCGCATAAAGGTAGAGGACGAGGACAGCGGCGGAACAGAGGGGGCGCGCGTATATCTGCGCAGCGAAGAGCGAGAGCTGCCAGTGCCGGAGCGCAGCACCGGGCGCGCCGTGATAATAAACGGGCGCGGTTATGGGGGTGTGAGCGGTTATGACTTTTGGGTTACTCTGCCCCGGGCACTGCGCGGCGATATAGACGAAACGAGGTTGACAGCGACCGTAAACCGTTATAAACTTGCTTCAAAACGGTGGACAATAAATTACGAATAAAGGAGCATTAAAAACCGATTAAACAGCATTAAATAATATGGAAACAACAGGTAATTTTCTGACGCAGCCAAATAAAGATTTTCCGCTGGACTGCGAGACGCTGGAGATGTTGCAGGCAAATGCTGCACTTGTGGCAGCTCTGGGCAATATAGCCGGGGACAAAGTGATATTAAGCGGCTGCGAGGCGAGCGCCAACGGCAGCCGCAGAAGCGCCGGGCTTGTGTTTGTCCGGACGAAAGCCTACCCTAATGGGGAAGTGCTGAAATGGGGCGGCGGCGACACTACCGGCGGAATGTATGTAAAGACTGAGGACGTATCGGTCAGCGCTATGGGCGTAGACTACCCGAAAGCGTACACACGCCGAACACTCGCGCCCGGTGTCGGTGCGGAAAATTACCGCTGGGACGACTTCAAAAAGCCCAAGACACCGGCAGAACTGGAAACACTTATCGGCGACCTTGAAAAGAAGCTGACGGCGGCGGAGAGCCGCGCGCAGAGTGAACCGTTAGGCGTGGTAAAGATGTGGGCCGGTGTAAAAGTGCCTGAGGGTTATGCGCTGTGCGACGGCGCAGCCCTCAGAGCAAGCGACTACCCGGAACTATATGCTGCGATAGGAACAGCGTTTAACAGTGCTGTGAACTACAACGGCAGCCAGAACACGACACAAAGTGGCTTTTTCAGGCTTCCGGACTTGCGGGGCCGCTTCGTCGTAGGTTACAGCGATGTTGACCCGGATTATAAAAAATATGGCAACGCCGGGGGCGAAAAGAAACACACGCTCAGCACTGACGAGATGCCCCGACATAATCACGGGCTGAAATTCCGGACGGAGAAGTGGGGAGACAACGCCAACAAGCGCCCATTCCCTGACCTGAACGGCACGGACGGCTACACGGCCAGCACAGACTACGCCGGAAGCGGACAGGCCCACGAAAACAGGCCGCCATATTATGTGCTGGCGTATATCATAAAAGTAAAATAACGAACAAAAAAGAAGCAATGAAAAGAAGCATAGCCCAATTAAAAGAATGGTTTCGCCGGGGCAAATACCCGACGGAAGCACAGTTTGCGGATTGGATGGACAGCTACGTGCATAAGGACGGGGTTGTGCCGTTGTCGCAGGTTGAAAATCTGACATGGCTGTTGAACGGGAAATTTAGCGCGTCGAGGGGTGAAGCATTGGAACTGCTGATGCAAGCACTGCGCCGCGAGTTTGACCGACACAAAGAGGATGCCGACGACGAGTTCGAGAAGATAGAGAACAACCGCCAGGCACTTGTTGCCGAGGACGAACGGCAGCAGGCTGAGATTGATGCACAGCAGGCACAAATAACCGCAGCCGCCGGGCAACTGGAGACCGTGCGGAAGTTGCTGCACAGTGGGGCGAGCTGGGCGAATATAAAGGGAGCGTTTGACGGGCTGGGAAGCAATTATAACAGCCTGTGGGCACTTGCGCGCACAGTTAAAACATTCTTAGAAGCAGCGGACACGTCGGACGCTACAATAAACCGCTGGCAGGAGCTTGAGGCGTTCCTGCAAGGTGTAACGGACACTGACAGCCTGCTGGCGCTGCTTGAAGAACAGAAAAATGAGATAGGTAAAGAATATGTCGCTTATGTGAACGAGCAGGGGGAGCAACTGACAGAAGCAATAGGGGCAGCTCACATGAAAGATATAAGGGCGCTGGCGAAAGCTATTAGCGTGAAGAGCGTGACATGGGCCGAGATTAAGCAACTGCGAGACGCCGGGCATTTGGACGATGGGACGCTGTATCGCATAACGGACTATGAGACAACGGTAGCAAACGACCCTGAGGCACGGAGTGCCGGCCACCCGTTTGATTTGGTGGTAATGGCACTTGACGCAGGGACCTTGTCGGAGCGTGCCTGGGCGATGCGCAGCGCTCGGGACACAGCGGGCTACTTTGCCGGCGCGAAGCTGGAGTCGTGGCAGGTGTGGTATTGTCTGGACAACGACACCACACGCTTCCAATGGGCTGATACGGCGACAGGTAAGGGCGTAATATATAGACTTATCGACGAGTGGGGAAACGACTGTCCCTACGACTTCAAAAACGTGCAGTTTAAGCGCTGTTTAACAAGCGGCGATTTTGTGGATAATGTTGTGGACGATGCAGATTGGCCGAACACACATTATATTCTGAGCCCAAGCATGAACGGCCAGGCTGATATGACGGCAGATGAAACAGACTATAAATGGCTGTACACTTTTACATATCTGGAGCAGATGCAGGATGTAAGGGATGCCAGCCTTATTAACGAAGTAAATGCGGACTTTGAATCCGCCTATTATAATAAGGCTTGCAACTGCAATGAAATGCAGGCGTATTACATAGGCGAATTTATAGATGATACAACGTTTGCGACGCAAGCGCTGAACAATATCGTATTAAGTTCGTATGACGAAGAAAACGGGGCTGCTGTAAAGATGTACGGCAACAAATGGGGCGCCGGGTGCTTTAATATGACGTTTCATGAGCACTGCTATGGGAATAGCTTCGGAGTGAATTGCTATTGTCTCATAGGCTTTAAACTCTATTACAACACATTCGGGAACAGTTGCGACGGCAACACGTTCGGGAACAGTTGCGGCGGCAATACGTTCGGGAACAGTTGCGGCGGTAACACGTTCGGGAACTACTTCTGGTATAATACGTTCGGGAAC